GAACGGGCGAGAGCAGTTTCCACCGCCTCTGCCGCTACCACGGCGTGGAGCACGCCTCCTCGCGCAGGAGCTAGGTCGATGCTAGCAGCGAAGCCCTACAGAACAGCTAGAAGCGAACGAGCTGCGCGTGTAGCGGCTGCCGGCGAGGCGCTCTACGGCCCTCGCTGGCAGACGTCGCTGGCTCGCGATCTCGGCGTGGCCGCACGCACCGTGCAGCGGTGGCACGCAGGCGACCGCGCAGTGCCGAGCAGCCTGGCGGGTGAGCTGCGTGAGCTGCTCGTCGAGCGCCGCGTCGGAATTGATGAGCTGCTAGCCGAGTTGTTTTGATGCCGAGTTATTTTGCTGCCGCGCGTTCCACTCGGCGGCTGTCCGATGCAGGCACAGCTCATATGCGTTCTTCACCGCCCGCCGGTTCGTGTGTGTGAGCCGCGCGATGCGGCTCCAGGCCGGCCCGCGGTGGCGGAACACCGCGCTCTGCGCTACTGCCCACAGCAGGCGTCGGTCTGCCAGACTGCGGATGCCGGCAACGATCGCGTGTACCAGGTCGTAGGCGTCGATCTGCTCTGGTGTAGCGCGTGCGAGCCGCACCTGCGTGCGGTCAGGCGCATAGTCAGCCCATTCCTGGCGCAGTTCGGGCCACCAGCTCGTCGGCGTTCGTCGCTCAGCCGTCGGCAGGCGGCGATCGGTCTCGGCCGCCGCGAGCAGCAGGTCGTGCAATTCGCTGGCGGTAATCGGACTGCTCAGCACTAGACAACTCCAGATAGGCGCTCCAAAACTCGCCACGGTCAGCCGGGTTCAGGCGGGCGACGTACTCTTGTAGCGGATCGCGGCGGGCCTTTTTGCCGGCGATGACAGCTTGGTAGTTCGCGTGGAAATTTCGGCGGTCAGTGGCACGAGAAACTAAGTCAGCTACACAGCACTGATCAGCTTCTATAGCTACGCTGCATGACACCTCATGCAGTGTAGCTTCATGGTTTTGAAAGTTTTGATTTTGGGGGTTGTAGTGGCGTAGCTTCATTGCATGAAGCTGCGCAGCTCCATGTAGCTGTCGAGCCAGGCCACTGTCAAGAAGATTGCTCCAAGATGCGACAAAACCGTGCATCAGACGTGGCGAAACTTGTCGTTCCAGCTCGCGCAGGTCGCAGCTACCACCCACCCTGACCAGAGCAGAGACGACCAGCGTGGCGTCATGTGAGATCAGCACGGGCCGTCCGCAGCATATCTGTAGTCAGGCCACGGTACAGACCGCCACAAGTGGCGATTGTTCCATCGTGCCAAGGCTTTCTGGTATGGGTCGCTCCGGTCATACGGCATCACGAAGGCATCACAGCCCATAGCGTGCAGCTTCCTGATGCGGTGGAGGTCTTGTTCCTCGTTGGTGTTCCAGCCAATTAGAACGAAAAACATCATCTGATAGGGCTGGATGCCGGCAGCGACGACGCGGGCGAACCCGTCATCGACCAGCTTTTCGGTTCCCTTGCCCCACTGATCCCAGGCGAAGTGCACCTGTTTCTTCTTCCCTGACAGGTTGCGGAACCGGAGTGCAGCTAGAGCCTGAGCCTGCTCGTCTGTAATTATGCGGATATTGAGACCCTGACTAAACGAGACGCGCAGGTCGTGCCTTCGAATTTCGTCTGTGCGCTCGCGCCACGCCGGGCCACCGAAAAAGTCATTGTCCAACAGCACCACGAAATCGGAGCTGCGCTGTGTCCAGATGTCTTCAATGGAGTTGTTTGCCGCGGGCCGGCCTTCCTTCTCGGGGACCACGCAAAAGGCGCAGCGGAAGCGGCAGCCGCGCATTGTGAAGCCGATGTTGTGCGGGTAGCGGTAAAGTGTGTAGTCAGGCGGAACACGCTCGACTTCTTGCGGCAACGATGCCTTCAGGTCGAAGCCTGTGCCGCCGATCACCATTTGGTTGGGGTCAAGATCAGACCCGTCAGAATAGTCGAAAATCTTCGACGCAAAGATTTTGTCGTAGCTGGCTTTCGCGAGCGGCAAATAGAACTCTACGTCATCCCCGCGCTCCACATAAAATCGCGACAGCCTCATCAACGCCAAATTTGGAATCTTTGAGTCCACGTCAAACAGCGCGATTCTCATCAACCGTTGTCCGATATGTAGTTAAACGTGTGAAACCCGCCAATGCCGCTGAAGAGGTCGAGGACTTGCACGTCACTCCTCGTCTCGCTCGACGATGCGCAGGTCATAGCAACCCCCGCTGCTCGGCCGGTGCCGGCGGCTCAACAAACAGATCACCCTGTCGATAGGCGTCTTCGATACGTTTGCAGGCGATATCGAAATATCTAGGCTCAAGTTCTATGCCGATGAATCTGCGGCCCAGTTTGGCGCACGCAACGCCCGTGGTGCCGCTGCCCATGAATGGGTCGAGGATGGTGTGGGTGTTGTTGATCTTCTCGATACACCACCGCATCAACAAAATAGGCTTTTGCGCCGGATGAACACGATCCTTAGCTTCACGCATCATCGACGTGTCTTGATAGCAATAAACGCCGTGACCGCCCTTCATCCATGCGATTTCCGCATCAGATAGAAATGAACCATACCCGGCAGGCAATCGTTTCACCCATACAAGCGTTGTTCCTACAGGTAGCCTAGAGTGATAGTGATTTGCGCCCCAAAGGATTACGTTTGGAAGGTGAAGCCACGGTGCGGGATCAAACGGTGTGTCGTCGTTGGTGATCCGCGGTTGATCTGTTTTGCCAGCGCCGCGTCTCGCTACGGATTCTGTGCTGCCACCGCTAAATCGTGCCGTATTAGTGTCCCACCCCATCCCATAAGGCGGGTCAGTCACAACGGCATCAACCTCGCCAAGTGTCGGCAGTATCTCTAGGCAATCTCCCAAATACAGACGGGCATCGCCTATGATTGTCGCGCCGTCACTCATCGGCCTCGACGATGCGCAGCTCGTAGCCAAGATTGTGGAGTACGGCCTCGAAGTTGCCGAGCAGCGGCGCGTGGCGGTAGCGCCAGTCGGAGACCGTGACGCGTGACACATCGGTGCCTTCGACGGCGTCCTTGATGAGCAGCTTGTTGTCGTTCAGGAGCTGGAAGAACTCGCGCACCAGTGCCGGCGCGTGCTTCGGTATGGCCAGCTTCCCTGCCCACCGTGCCGCACCGCGGCCCTTGCGCAGGTTTGCGCGGCTATGCCGGCGCTTGATTTGCGGCGAGCGCGGCGAGATGCAGGGCGTGCACAATTCCTCGGCGGTGCAGGCGAAAACAGTCGACAAGCGGTGCATGTGACCTGAATGCAGCGTGAGCTTGCCGGTCTCCAGCGCGGACAGCGTCTGCGCGTCGATGCGGCTGACTTGAGCGAGCTGCGCCAGCGACCAGCCGCGCCTGCCGCGCAGCCGCACCACCGAGTTGGGATGCCGCTTTCTCTCACCGGCCACAGCGCAGCTCCACCAGCGGTGCCAGGAAGTCGTGCACGTCATCGATCGAGCGCACGACTCCGACGCGGCAGCCAGTCTCGCGCAACTCGGCGTGGACCGCCGTCTGGCGCGGCGATACACGGCCCGTTTTGCCCTTCACTTCAAGGAAGAGTGGCGACCAAGCCGCGCCCGCGTGCCACCAAGTGGGGGGAATGAAAACTTCGAGATCGGGCCAGCCGGGCCGCACGCCGAGCTGCTTCTGTCGCACGCGATACTGAACCTTGTGCCGGCCTTCGTTCGGGCTGTGGTGCACGACGCTGCCTGCGGGCAGTGCCAGCGCCAGCCAGGCCACGATCGAGCGATGAATCTCGCTCTCGCTCATGCCAGGTCTGCCGGCGTGACTTCGCCACCAGTCGCTGCCTGGACGCGCAGCGCCACGGCGAGGCTCGGCACGCGCCTGCCGCTGGACAACATCGAGACGTATGCCTTGCTCACGCCGAGCGCGGCGGCTAGCGCAGCTTGCGTAGTGTCGCTCTCGTTGAGCCAGTCGGCGACGGTCATGGCGTGAGTTGTAGCGTCACTGGCAGTGGAGATCAAGCTCCACGCAGTTTCGTGCTCTATTGACAGCGGCGGCGCTAATGGAGTAAAACGCGCTGGTCTCGCACGATGAGGTGCGTAATGAGTACGAACGACTTCGACGATCTCCCCGCGTGGGCGACGCGCTTCAATTTCAGCGCACATAGCCCAAGCGGCACCTCGCGGCCGAATTGCCGGGAGTTTTTCGAGAAGAGCGTGGCGAGGCCGGCGCGGCTGTATGCGCCGGCCGGCTGCCGCATGACGGCTGGTCTCGTCTGTGAGCGCTTCGCCAAAGCCAGGGTCGTCGCCGGTGACGATCCAGGCGAGGCGTTCCGCCAGGCCGTGTCCGAGTTCGACGAGCACCACGTCCTTGAGCACGATCCAGCCGACGCTGCGCGGTGGTCACTCATTCGCGATCAAATTTACGAAATCCCGCTCACCAGGGCAGAAAAAGACGCTGGCGTCGTACCGATCAGCGGCAGCGTCCTTGAACTGACTTGCCGGCATACAGCCGAAGGGCTGGCCGAAGCGACGCGCGAGGCCAACCAGGTCACTGACGGTCGTTGGGTCAGCGTGCGCCTCGACGGCGTGGAGCTCGACTTTATTGGTGAGATCGACGTCGAGGCGCAGGGCGTGGTCGAGATCAAGACACGCTGGCCTACGCTGTCAGCGAAATCAAAGCGCGGCTGGCATGTGAACAGCTTGCCGGCGCGCCCCGATCCGAACCATGTGCGCCAGGTGGCGCTCTATTGGAAGTGGCTACGCGAGCAAGCGGAGAACGTGCCGGTCCGGCTCGTCTACGCCAATTGCAAGGGCTGGCGAGTTTTCGACAGCACAGATTGCGAGGAGCTGTCAGTCGCGAGCCTCGAAGCGGCGCTGGAGCATATGCGCGTGGTC